ACCCTGCGGGACGTGCGCGCCTCCCTGTACCGCAAGCTGTCGGTCGATCATCTCCCGCAGCAGGCCCGGTACTACGCAGCGCTGGAAGAGGGCCGCCGACTCGGCTACCTGAAGCCGGAGTACGAGGTGCGCCGCACGTCGCTCAACCCCCGCCGGTGGGGCACCACCGACCTCACCGAGCTGGAGGTGCGCACCCTGTCCGTTCTCGCCACCGGCGCCTCGCTCCATGAGGCCGGGCAGATCCTCGGCGGCACGCCGGGCCCCCAGGTCTCCAGCCGTCTGGCCCGCATCTACAAGAAGCTGGACGTCCTCAGCTACGGCCACGGGGAGCGCCGGGAGGCCGCCGTCAAGGAGGCGCGTAACCGGGGGTACGCGCTCTAGTCCCGCGCCCCTGCGCTTGGTTGAGCGCTGGACCTCCGTTACCGTGCCGGGCGGAGGTGGTCGTATGGCCGCGCATCGTAAACCGAAGAAGGCCCGAGCCGCACTCGTGGCCGCCGTGGGGGTGAGCACCGTTGCCACCGCCCTCACCGTAGGAGGTGGCAGCCCAGCCTCAGCCGCGAGCACCACGACGTGGGACAAGGTGGCGGACTGCGAGTCGAGCGGGAACTGGGAGATCAACACCGGCAACGGGTACTTCGGGGGACTCCAGTTCACCCAGTCGACGTGGGAGGCGTACGGAGGGACCCGGTACGCCCCACGGGCGGACAAAGCAACGAGGGCGCAGCAGATCCTGGTGGCGGAGGTGGTCCTCGCCCGTCAGGGTCCGGGAGCATGGCCCGTGTGCAGCGTCCGGGCCGGACTGACCCGGGGTCAGCCAGCCCCACAGCTCCGCAGCCTGGCAGCACCCGCCGCGCCCCGGCCAGCAGTCCCGCACCTGTCCAGTCAGGCAGCCCGAGCGGTGGCGTACGCGATCAGCAAGATCAGCACAGCCCCGTACCTGTACGGGGGCAACGGCCCTCTCCGGTTCGACTGCTCGGGCCTTACCTCGCAAGCCTGGCTGCACGCTGGTGTGCACATTCCCCGGACGGCGGCGCAGCAGCTGGCGTCTCTCCCTCGGGTCTCGCTCTCCTCGATCCGGGCCGGGGACCTGGTGATCTACTCCTTCAGCTCCCATGCCGACCACGTGGCGATCTACGTGGGAGCGGGCAGGACGGTTGACACCGCGAGCCACCACCCGGGCGGAGGTGTGGGCTTCAGCAAGCTCCACCGGGCCGGAGGGACGATCGCAGGTGTGGTCCGGCCCACCGGGCCAGCCACCCCGAGTTCGCCCGTCACACGGCAGCCTCGCGCCGTACCGAAGGCCCTGGAGTCCACCCCCGGCCCGTCGGCCGGTACGTACCGTGTCCGCCCCGGCGACTGGCTCGCCAAGATAGCCCGTGCGCACAAGACCGACTGGCAGGTGATCTACAACCTCAACCGGGACCGGATCAAAGACCCTGACCTGATCTATCCCGGGCAGGTGCTGCGGATGCCGGAGGGCGCCACGCGCCTGTAGTCTGGCCGTGCTCACTCACCAGAGGCCCCCGGGGAGTCCACGCTCCGGGGGCCTCGCCCTGTCCGGGTACCCTGGGCTCCGGGGACCCTCCCCTCCCAACGAGGGCAAAGGGAGCCGTGCAGCGCACACGGCAGCAGACCCCTCCGTGCACGCGTCCGGAGGGGTCTTCCTGACTCCCGGGGCATACTCCCTCCATGAGTGATCGTGGAGTGCGGGGACGGCAGGCCGGTGAGCGGCTGCTCATGCACGCGCGCACGCTCACCGAGCCCCGCTGGACCCCGCTGCCGCACCAGGTGCCCCCACCCGGCGACTGGTACGGGTGGCTGCTGCTGGCCGGGCGTGGAGCCGGGAAGACGGACGCCTGTGCGCGCTACGTGCACGAGCACGTCATGGGCCCGCCGTGTCTCCCGGGCAGCGTCCCCCACTGGATCGGCATCATCGCCCCGACCCTGGGGGACGCTGCCACCTCCTGCTTCAGCGGGCCGTCCGGCCTGAGCGCGCACAGCCCTGGCGCCCGGATGATCACCTCCCCCGGCGGCACGGTCATCAAGTGGCCCAATGGCTCCATCGCCAAGCTCTTCGGCGCCAACACGGAGGAGCAGACCGAGCGTCTGCGCTCCGGCGGTAACCGCTGCCTGGCCTGGCTGGAGGAGATGGCCGCGTGGCGCTACCTCGACGCCACCTGGGCACAGATGCGCTTCGGTCTGCGCTCCGGCCCGCGCCCCCACTGGATCGCCTCCACCACCCCCAAGCCCCGGCCGCTGCTCAAGAAGATCGCCACCGGCGGGTTCCGCAACGTGGTGCTCAGCCGGGCCTCCATGTACGACAACCCCCACCTCCTGGAAGAGATCCGCAACGCCCTGGAGGAGGAGTACGGCGGCACGGACCTCGGCCGTCAGGAGCTGCACGCCGAGATCCTCGACGAGGACAGCAACGCCCTGTGGACCCGCTCCAGCCTCAACACGAGCCGGGTGCGCGACGTGGACGACACCAAGCTCATCCGCGTCACCGTCGGCGTCGACCCCTCCGGCGGCACCGGCGAACAGGGCATCGTCGTCGTCGGCAAGTCGATGATCCCCCGGGACCACCCCGACCCCCGCAAGCAGGTCCCCCTCGCACACGGCTACGTCCTGGGCGACCGCACCTGCCACCTCAAGCCCGAGGGATGGGGCCGCCGGGCCGTACAGGCGGCCGTCGAGTTCGAGGCCGACGACATCGCCGTCGAGATCAACTTCGGCGGGGAGATGGCCATCTCCACCATCCGTGCCGCAGCCGACGCGATGGGCATCAACATCCCGATCAAGATGGTCCGCGCCACCCGGGGCAAGGTGGTCCGCGCGCAGCCGGTGAGCGCCCTGAGCGCGCAGAACCGGTGGCACATGGTCGGGGTGCACGCGGAGCTGGAGGACCAGCTGTGCACCTGGTACCCGGAGCTGGACTGGAGCCCCGACCGCCTTGACGCGATGGTCTGGCCCGCCTGGCACAACAAGATCGTGAAGCTGACAGGCACCGGTATCAACACCCCCGGCGGCATGTCGCAGATGGACCGGGTCGTGGGTTAGGGGATAACCTAAATCCCATGGTCCCGTCCCTGACCACCATCCTCGTAATCTTCCTCGTGGGGTTCGCCCTCCACCGCCACCGCACGGTCCTGATCGGCATCGCCGCCGCGCTCGTGCTCGGCGCGCTGCTCGCGAAGAACCCGGTGATGGACTGGGCGGTGCATACTCTCAACGGAGTCATCCACTCCATCACCTGACCAAGGAGTCCCCGTGGGCAGCACCACAAAGATCTTCGGGCGGGAGCAGGTCCTCTGGCTCGCCCTCGTCACCGGAGTCGTCGGCGTTCTCACCGGCTTCGGAGTCGACGTCGCCCCGCACGTCCAGGGCGTCATCACCGCCGTGATCGTGTTCGTGTTCGCGGTCGTCAACGCCATCCGCATGCACGACGGCCTCAACGCTCTCGTCACCGGCATCGCCACCGCGCTCTTCTCCCTGTTCGCCGCCTTCGGCCTGGACTGGTCCAGCGAGAAGCAGGCGGCCATCCTCGGGGCCCTCGCGCTGATCGTCGGGTGGTTCACCCGAGGCGTCGTCACCAACCCCGTCCCCGCCACGGTGAGCCCCGCCGGGAAGCTCGTCGACTGACAGCGGAACCATCCGGTCCGGCCGGGCATCCTCCCCTGTAGCGGGGTGCCCGGCCAGCGATCACCTCCAAGTCCCCGTTCGCGGGGCACCCCGTCCACAGAAGGAAGATCATGGAAGCCCTGATCGTCGTCCTGTTCCTCGCCGGGCTCGGCCTGTTCGTCCTGGCCGTGCACTTCTACCTGCTGCTGGTGTCCACCCTCCGGCAGGTCCGGATGACCCAGCACTCCGTCCACCAGAAGATCGAGCAGGAGCGCCTGGAGCGGCAGCAGCGCTCGGTCCGGGGCACCTACTGATGCCCTGGTTCGTGTTCGTGGCCCTGACGCTCACGGCGTACAGGGCCACGCGGTTGATCGTGAAGGACACCTTCCCGCCGGTGCTGTGGCTGCGGGACAGACTGGTCGGCGGCTGGCGTCCGCTCACCCTCCAGGAGCTGGAGCTCTACACCGCGAGCGGTGCCAAGGACTCCGCAGCCCTCCGGCTCGCCTGGAGCTACGACCCCGACGACGAGGACCGTCTGCGCTACGTCAGCCGGGCCGGGTGGGTGCCCTCGTGGCTCGCCGAGCTGTTCTCCTGCCCGTGGTGTGCGTCGGCCTACGTGTCCGGCGCTCTCGTTGCTGCTGTGGACATCACCTATGGCCTGCCGGTGCCGTGGCTCGTGGGCCCGGCCGTGTGGGCCCTGAGCGCGCTGCTCGCGAGCAAGGAGTGGGCCTGATGCCCGACTGGGGATGGACCCTTGTAGGCGCAGCCGGGGGCGTGGCTCTCGGACTCGGTATCGCGTACGTCGGAGTCGTCTGGTACTGGACTAAGGACCGCACATGGTGAGCGAGAACGGGGACGCCGGGGGCCCGCAGATCCAGCACGGCATGGCCCCCTTCGATGTCGGCAATCAGCTGCTGGCCATCGTGCCCAACAGCCTGACCGTCTCCCCGCAGCAGACGCCCCTCGGCCAGCGGCTGTGCTGCACGGTCCGCACGGCCGACACCACCCTCACGCTCTTCCTCGCCAAGGACGAGGTGGAGAACTGGCTCCAGGTCCTCACCCACGGCAAGGGCCAGCTGACCGGCCTCATCCTCCCGGGAGCCTGACATGGAGTGGAAGCTGTTCGAGGGCGACGTGCCCTACGTGAGCACGGCGGAGTTCCACGCCGACCGGGAGCGCGCCCCACACCTGGAGCAGGCGTTCCACCAGGAGCGTCTCTACCTTGCGGCGGAATTCGTACGGCTGGCCGTCCAGGAGATTGCCGGAGAGGAAAGCGTCACCGTCAGCGATCTCGGCTGCGGGGACGGCGGGCTGCTCAGCCTGATCCAAGACGCACCCCAGGTCACGGCCTGGGGATACGACTTCTGCCCGGCCAACGAGGCCGGGTGGACGGAGCGCGGGGTGCGCGCCTTCAGCCTGGACGTGTTCGGCGCCGACTGGGACCAGGTCCAGCTCGGGGACGTCATCGTCATGACCGAGACCCTGGAACACCTCGCCGACCCGCACGGCGTCCTCCGCCAGGCCCGGAACAAGGCGCAGCGGCTGGTCGTCTCCAGTCCCTGGAACGAGAGCCAGAACATCCACTCGCCGGAGCACGCCTGGGCCTGGAACCTGGACGGCTACGCCCGGATGATCGAGAGCGCCGGGTGGCTCATCGAACGTCATCAGCAGGCAGGTCTGTTCCAGGTCGTGCTCGCGCGGTAGCGTGACGACTGGTCAGGCGAGACCGGAGACCCCGCAGCACCCCCGGCTGCGGGGTCTCGTCTTGCGCGCGGCCCGGCGGCCCGGCGCCTGTATCCTGCCCCCGACATGATCGGGAGGCGCAGGATGCCCTGGTACAACGCTTTCAGCCGGAGGAGCCCGGCCGCGCTCACCGCCGCAGCCGCCCCGGTCCAGTCCGCTCCGGCCGCCCTGACGGCCGCCGCAGCCCGGCCCAAGGGCCCCACCGCTCAGTACCTCCGCCACCCCGACAAGTGGCAGAACGAGGTCTGGTCGTACTACGACAACCTGGGTGAGTTCAACTACGGCGTGTGGTGGCTGAGCAACATGCTCAGCCGTGTGCGGCTGCGCGCAGCCAAGCTCCAGCCCGACGCCGACGAGCCCGAGATCGAGACCAAGGGCCCGGCCGCTGAGCTGATGATGCGCCTCGGGGGCGGAGTCACCGGCCAGGCACAGCTCATGAAGCGGCTCACCGTTCAGCTCTCCATCCCCGGCGAGGGCTACCTGATCGGCGAACAGGACGGCAAGCGCGAGCAGTGGATGGTCCGCTCGGTCGACGAGATCCGAGCCCAGTCCGGCACGTACTACGTCATGGACGAGAACAACGTCACCTCCGGCCAGGAGTGGAGGGAGATCTCCAAGGACAGCCTGGTGACCCGGGTGTGGCGTCCGCACGACCGGTACTACCACCTCGCCGACAGCCCGGCCCGCAGCGCCCGGGACATCATGCGGGAGCTGGAGCTGGTCAACCGGAAGATCGCGGCGGAGTACCTCAGCCGCCTGGCGAGCGCCGGGCTGCTGGCGCTGCCGGACAACCTGACGTTCCCGGTGCGTGAGGAGTTCGCTGACGAGCCGAACCCGCTGGTGGCGGAGTTCATCGAGATCGCGGCGCAGGCGATCGAGAAGCCCGGCACGGCGTCCAGTGTCATCCCGATCCCGATCATCGGGGACCCGGACGCGATCGACAAGATCAAGCACATCGACTTCACGCTCAAGATGGACGAGAAGATCATCGAGAAGCGGGAGTCTGCGATCAAGCGTCTCGCCACCAAGCTCGACCTCCCGGCGGAGATCCTGCTGGGCATGGGCGACGTCAACCACTGGGGCGCCTGGCAGCTGGAGGAGGGCGCGCTCAAGGCGCACATCGCGCCGGTGGCTGAGCTCATCTGTGACTCCCTGACGCGCGGCTACCTCGGGCCCCGGCTGGAGGCCAGCGGCGAGGACCCGACGGACTGGGTCGTGTGGTACGACATGTCGGAGCTCGCCCTGCGCCCCGACCGCTCCGGCAACGCCACGCTGGCCTACGACCGGCTGGAGCTCACCGGCGAGGCGTACCGGCGCGAGCTCGGGTTCGACGAGGACGACGCCCCCAGCCAGGAGGACCTGGTCGACATCGGGCTCAAGATCCTGCTCAAGACCGTGCCGAACGCCGCGCCCTCCGCCCTGGACAAGCTCACGGGCCGGAAGGTCCTCAGCAGCGAGGACATGATCAACGTCCGGGGCGGGACGCCGGGTGCACCACAGGCTGCCCCGACCGGCTCTCCGGCCGCCTCCGGGACCGGGAAGGCGGCCCCGAGGGCGGCGCCCCCGACCAAGGAGAACGCTCCTCCTGCGGCAGCTCAGGCCGCGCGCAACGCACGTCTGCTCAAGCAGTCCCAGACGCAGCACGTGCTCAAGTTCCAGGCGGCTGACCGGCGTTGGGAGCTGATGCATCCGCAGCTCTGCCACGAGCACGAGTACTCCTGCCCGTACACGCACGCCGTCAGCCGCAACGCCCCGGCCGCGACCCCGGGCCGCTCCGGCCTGTACCTGTGCCACCTGGACAGCTTCGGCCGCCTGCTCATCGACGGGCCCGCCTCGTACATGGACGCCCGGGACTTCATCTCCACGTCGCTGGTCCCGGTGGTGAACGGCAGTGGCTGAGGAATTTCACCAGGGCGGCCGTCACGTCCAGAAGGCACACGGCCGCCGCACCACTCAGCTGGCCGCTGACGGGGAGCACCTGTCCGGCGGGATGATCGCGCTGATGCCGACGGCCGCCGACACCAAGCGTCTTGCCCTCCCCGGCGGGGAGGCCGCAGCCGATCTCCATGTCACCCTCGCGTTCCTCGGTGACGACGGCGCAGCGATCGACGACCACACCCAGGGCCACCTGGAGGAGGCTGTCCGCCTCGCCGTGGCGGGCATGGGGCCGCTCACGGTGAACCTGTTCGGCGTGGCGCACTGGAACGGCAAGAGCGACGGCGCCAGCTGGGTCTGGAACACCGGCGACATGAAGCCTCCGACCGAAGGCGTCCCCTCTCTGGAGGAGATGCACGAGGCCGTGTGGGCGGCCCTGGAGCTGACGGAGATGGAGCCCCCGGACCAGCACTGCCCCTGGGTGCCGCACATCTGCGCTGCGTACACCGGGGACCTCACCCTCGTGCGCGAGCTGGAGAAGAGGCTCGGGCCGGTGACCCTGGACCGCGTCCGGCTCAGCTTCGGGGCCCGGGACGTCGACATCCCGCTCGCCGGAGCGCTCACCGCCGGGGCGTACCGGCGGGAGCCCGAGGAGCACGAGGTGTTCACGGACTTCGCCGAGCACAACCGGCAGTGGGAGGGCTCCGTCGCCACGGCCAGCAACCGGCTGGCCGCCGTGCTCACCGAGTGGCGGAGCCAGATCCGTGAGCAGGTCGCCTCCGGCATGGACACTCCCGAGGAGCTCGCCAGCCTGAGCGTCGACTCCGGCCCGGCCGTCGACATCATCAGCGAGGCGATGCACAGCCTGGCGCAGCGGGCCGGGGACGCGCTGGCCCGCGAGGCCCTGTACCAGGGCGTGAAAATTCCCGAATGGAGCCTGCCGGACGATACGGTCACAGCAGCGGTCGGAGGTCGGCGCCTCCTGCGGAGTGTGGCGCAGATGACCTCCGACCTGCTGGCCTCCAACATGGTCCAGTCGGCGAAGCGTCTCACCCTCGGTCTCCTGACCCGTCAGCAGGACCCCGCCACCCTCGCCAGCGAGGTGGACCGCACGCTCCAGGAGGGCCAGGAGAGCGCGCTCCGGGGCCCGCTGGGCACCGCCATGAGCACCGCTCAGACGGCGGGCCGTCAGGCCGTGCTGGAGGCCGCTCCGCCGGGTGAGTACTACGCCAGCGAGATCCTGGACAAGAACACCTGCGCGCCGTGCCGGGCCGTGGACGGGGAGCAGTTCGGCGACCTGGAGAGGGCGATCAAGGCGTACCCGGTCATGGGGTACAAGGACTGCGTCGGCCCCCGCTACGGCAACAGCTGCCGGGGGCTCATCGTGGCGCGGTGGCGCCCGGAGGAGACGGGGGCCCAGACGGCCGCCGGTGGTGTGGAGCCCTTTCACGGAACCAAAGGACAGCCCGGGTACGGACTCCTCCACGGAGACGGCAAGCTGAAGAACAAGAACATCCTCAGCCCCAATCAGGAGGGCATCCTCCACGAGGACCTGGACAACGCACACTTCGCCGGGTTCATAGACCACCCGTACAGCTACTTCACCGACCCTGGCTCGCACTTCTACGATCCCGAGGACGAGAAGCCCGACGACGAGATCAACTATGTGCACTGGGAGCACCTCGGCCGGTACTACGCCTCCGGCGCCGGGGGCACCTGGTACAGCGACTTCGAGGGCAGCCGCCGCATCCGCACCGCAGCCAATGAGTCCGCCGGGCTCGACCAGACCGGGCACGACCGGCTGCTGGCCGAAGCCGGGGAGCTGGACGACCACGACCGCGTCGTCGGCACGTCGATGCTCGCGGCGCTGGCCGTGAGCCCGCCCCTGGACCGCCCGCTGTACCGGGGCAGTTACTACGCCGGAGCGAACCCGGACGAGGTGGAGGCCCAGCTGCGGGGCTCGGACGGGCTGGACTTCTCGGTGGCCTCCTTCACCGACGGGCAGGGCGTGGCGGACTACTTCGCCGACCCCGGGTTCTACCAGACCAACCACCCTGACGGCCCCCAGGGCGGCACCCAGGTGATGTACGAGGTAGAGCCCGGGGCACAGGGCATCCTCGGTCACATCTTCCAGAAGGACATGAAGGCCGGGGACCCCGGCCAGGACCCCGACGAGATCGACTACGTGGAGAGCACTGAGGCCAACACCGACTGGACCCAGGGCCACCCCCGGGAGATCGTCACCGGCGGCCATTTCGAGGTCGGGGAGATCGTCCGGGACGGGGACCGGATCACCGTCCGGCTCCGGCAGACCAAGGTCTTCAAGCCGAAGGGACAGACATGATCGACCTCTACGACGGCTTCGCCGGGACGGTCAGTGCACCGGACGCCGGGCCTGTGCCACCGGGTGTGCCTGCGGTCAAGCGCGCGGCCGGGGGCAAGACATCCGCTACCCTGCGCGCAGACGGTGATCGCCCCCGAGGAGGCAGCAGTGACGACCGAAGCCCTCAAGAAGGGCGACCCGAACAAGGGCACCAAGAAGGACAAGCGGCTGGCGGAGAATGACTACGCCGACGCCGACCACTTCAACCAGGCGCCGGTCACGTACGGCTGGGACGGCTCCGCGAGCCGGTTCAACGACTCCCAGTACCAGAAGGCGTGCGCCGGGTGCGACCCGGGCGACGGCACCGTCAAGGAACGCTGCTTCCTCCCCCACCACGACCCGGGCGGTGGCCTGAACGCCGACGGCGTCCACGCCGCAGCGCAGCGCATCAGCTCCCTCTCGGGGCACAGCCCGGAGTCGGTCGCCCGCGCCAAGGCGCACCTCCGGGGCCATTACGCCACCCTCGGTGACGAGGTCCCCGACGTTCTCAAGGCGAGCCCGCTGGAGATCGCCGCCTTCGGCGTGGAGGAGAGCTACACCTCCATCACCTGGGGTGACATGAGCGACTGCCCTCCCGGGATGGAGAAGGACCCCGGTACCGGCAAGTGCGTCAAGTCCGGTGAGGGCAAGAGCGAGAAGTCCGGCAAGGACACCAAGGGCGAGCAGCCCAAGGCGGGCTACGCCTCCGAGGACTCCTCCACGGACACGGCTCCCTGGCGCGGCCCCCTGACCGTGGAGGGCGTCGAGACCGGCGACGGCCGGGAGTTCGACAGCGGCGCGCTCACGTGGGCCGATCTCCCCGTCCCGCTCCGCTGGAACCGTGTCGACTCCCACGGCGGGGAGGCCCGTACCGAGGCTGTCAACGTCGGCCGCATCGACAAGATCTGGCGCGAGGACACCGGCCTCATCATGGGGGAGGGCGTGCTCGACCTCAGTGACGAGGACGGCCGCAAGGTCCACGGCAAGATCAAGGGGCAGCACCTGCGGGGCGTGTCGGTCGACGTCGACTCCATCAAGGACGCCGACATGGAGCTGGTGTGGCCGGAGGCCCCGGAGGGTGAGAGCGAGGGCGACGAGTTCGCCCGTATGTTCGCCGCCCCGGAGAAGGTCGTCTTCCACAAGGGGCGCATCCGTGCCGCGACCCTGGTGGACATCCCGGCGTTCGCCGAGGCGTACATCGCTCTGCTGGACGGGGAGGGCGCGGTCGTCGCCGGGGGACAGCGAACCGGGAACTACCGGCAGTACGCCGTCCAGGGACGCCTCGGTCTCAACTCCGTGGAGCGCCCGGCCAAGCCGTCGGCCGACTGGTTCACCAACCCGGACCTGAGCGTGCCGACCGGCATCACCGTCACTCCCGAGGGCCGTGTCTACGGGCATGCCGCTCTGTGGGGCACCTGCCACATCGGGCAGTCCGGCCTGTGCGTCACCCCGCCTCAGGAGAATGATCACCCGTACTTCATGACCGGCTCCGTGCTGGCGGAGGGCGGAGTCGTCTCCGTGGGGCAGATCACCGTGGACACCAACCACGCGCCCCTCAGCTACGGCTACCGGGCCGCAGCCGACCACTACGACAACACGGGCGCGGCCGTGGCGGACGTCTCCGTCGGCAACGACGGCCACGGCATCTGGGTCGCCGGAGCCATCCGCCCCGGGGCCACGGAGGAGCAGGTGCACGCCCTGCGCGCGGCCGGGCAGGTCTCCGGCGACTGGCGCAACGTGGGCGGCAGCCTGAGGCTCGTGGGGCTGCTCGCGGTCAACGTCCCCGGCTTCCCGGTCCCCAAGATCGGAGCCAAGTACACCGGCGGCACGCAGCTCGCCCTGGTCGCCGCCGGTATGCCCAACCTGCGGGAACAGCTCACCGAGGACGAGCTGGATCAGATCGCCTACCGTAGGATCATGGGCAAGCTCAGCCAGCGAGTGCACGGAGGGGAGTGATCATCATGTGCGGATGCAACCAGCCTCCCAAGGCTCCGCCCGCGCCCCCGCCGGGGCCGGGTGGTCCGGGCGGTACCGGCTGACCAGCAATTATGAGGACCGGCAAAGGGAAATCCTCCCTTTTGGCCGGTCCTCATTCGTGTGCTACTTTGCGCCCGTCATGATCAGTCCGGGCATCTCTCAGGAGGTTGCAGTGCCGGAGCCGGAGCTTTTCGAAGCACCCGCTGACCTCACGCTCGTGGGAGATGCGGAACTCCAGGAGCTGGAGTCCAAGGCTGTCGCCGCGTACGACAGCGTCAACAGCAAGAGCGAGATCACCCCCGAGGACATCGCCTACGGCGGCCGTCTCGCCGACGACCTGGACCGCGTCCGGGCCGAGCTCCGGGTGCGCGCCACCCGGGCAGCGGAGCAGCAGACCCTCGCCCAGCAGGAGCAGGCCCGCAAGATGGCCGCCCTCAACGAGCGCGTCCACGGCTCCGAGGCCGTCACCGCCGCAGCCGCCGCAGGTGGCAGCACCGTCGACCTCAGCGAGCTGACTCAGGCCACCGCACGCGGTGTGGCCCTGGCCCTGTTCGGGGACGACCAGAACAAGCTGGCTCAGGCCCAGCAGCGCTTCGCCTCCCTGGGCGAGACGGCCGCCAAGGCTCCCAAGCCCAAGGTCAACGAGCAGGTGCCGAACGCGGTCACCGCCTCGATCGACATCCCCGGCGTCGCCCACGGCACCGAGCTCGGCTCCATCGCCGACCTGGCCGAGGCGTTCCAGCGCAAGGCCAAGGCGATCCCGGTCACCCGGGACGGCAAGGGCGCCCCCTGGCACCAGGTGGCCTCGGTCAAGAACCATTTCGATCACACGATCGACGACCGGACTCCCCACGGCACCGTGGAGGAGCTCTGGAAGGACATGACCAAGCCGAGCAACGCTCAGGCTCTGGTCGCCGGTGGTGGCTGGTGTGCACCGTCGCAGATCAACTACGACTTCTTCAACATCGCCGAGGCGAGCGACGGTCTCATCGACCTGCCGACCGTCGGCGTCAGCCGGGGCGGTATCCGCTTCCCGGTCAGCCCGGCCATCGGTGACGTGTTCTTCCAGAACGCGGGCTCGAACCCGGCCTCCGGCTTCGGTGGCTTCGCGTTCTCCATGAGCAACGCGACCGACCCGTGGCTGTGGTCCGAGACCGACGACCAGCTCACGGTCACCGGCTCGGTCAACAAGCCGACCCTCCGCGTTCCCTGCCCGACCTTCAACGAGGTCCGGCTGGAGTGCTACGGCATCAGCCTCACTGCGGGCAACCTGACGGACGACGCGTACCCCGAGTCGACGCAGAACTTCATCCGCCTGCTGCGCGCCGCGTACAGCCACGCGATCAACGCGCGACTCATCGGCCTGATGGACACGGCGGCCGGTGGCGCGACCACGGTCGGCGCCGTCACCACCGACGGCCCCGTCAACCGCCTGCTCAACTCCGTGGCGCTGGCCGCCATGGACTACCGGGCCAAGTTCGCCATGAGCACCCGGGCCGTCCTGGAAGTCGTCATGCCCTACTGGGTGCGTGAGGTTCTCCGGGCCGACATGGTCCTGCGACCGTACGAGGACCTGGCCGCGCTCGCGCTGGCGGACGCACAGATCGATGCGTTCTTCTCCGCCCGCAACGTCCGCGTCCAGTGGGTCAACGACTACCAGGTGCGCGGCGCGAACCAGCCGGGCTCCAGCACCAACCTGACGGTGTGGCCCGCCACGGTGAACTACCTCGTGTACGCGGCGGGGACGTTCCTCCACGGCACCGGCCTCCAGCTGGACCTGGGCGTCATCCGCGACTCGGTCCTGAACGCGGAGAACGACTACACCGCCGTCTGGGCGGAGGAGTGCCACCTGATCGCTCAGGTCGGCCACAGCGCGCGCAAGTACACCTGCGCCTTCAACGTCTCGGGTCAGGTCGGCGGAGTCGTCGCCACCCCGAACGGCGCGCACGTCTAGTCCGCCTGCTGACCGCATCCCACAGGACCGAAAGGAGGGTGAACGATGGCCGGTGCACGGCAGATCGTCAACGGGCCCGCGTTCACTCCGCTCCCCAACTTCCTGTGGGACGCGGCACAGCACCGGGAAGACGATCACTGGCAGCAGGGTGTCACCTGGGAAGAGTGGTGCGGCAACGCGGCCACGTTCTACGACGAGTGCCTCGCCGTCACGGGCAGTGGCGGGGCACCCCCGGCGCAGGCTTCCCTCACCAGCACCGTGAGCCAGGTCAACCGGGGAGCCACGGCCTTCTCCGTGTACGCGGAGTTCGACTGCTCCCCGGTCGGCCAGGGGCTCAACGCCGGGGACCTGGTGGACCGGGCTGAGCAGGTCCTGGCCAAGCAGGAGTCCTACCAGGTCAGCAAGGCGTTCTGGACCGGCCAGGCCGGGACCATCACCTCGGTCTTCCCGCACCTCGCGGCGAACACCCAGGTCACGGACCCGCAGGGCATCGTGCTCCAGCCTGCGGCCAGCCCGCTGGTCACCGGCGGGGACGACCCGGCCGTGGTCCTGGGGCAGATCGAGTCCAGCCTGGCGGCGTGTTACGGGGGGCAGGGTGTCATCCACATCCCGTACCTCGCGCTGCCGACCTTCACCTCCCGCATGCTGATCATGCCGGAGTCCCCCACCGGCCCCCTGCGCACGCTCGCGGGGAACCTGGTGGTCCCTGGTCCGGGGTACACCGGAAGCTCCCCGGCGGGCGCGGCCCCGGCCTCGGGCACAGCGTGGATCTACGCCACCGGGGCCGTGTTCGGCTCCCGGAGCGAGGTGTTCGTGCAGCAGTTCCCGGACACGTTCGACCGGGCGGAGAACACCGTCCGCTCGATCGCCAGCCGCCGGTATCTCTTCGGATTCGAGTGCTGCCTGTACGGAGCGCTCGTCACACTCGGCGTTCCCACGTAAGGGGTGAACAGTGGTCTCGACAGTTTCCCAGTGCGCTACCCCGATCAAGGGAACGCACATCCGGGTGATCTCCCTCGACGCCTGTGGCAACCCGGTCACCGGCTCCGGCTCGATGTCCGTGGTCACCAAGGGCTTCGTCCAGGTGCAGGCCGAGCCTCAGTACGAGGACGGCACGGAGTTCTTCGAGCGGACGGCGGACGGCACCGTCTGCGTGAACCAGAAGGACGACCCGGTCCTCAAGAGGTTCCAGCTCACGGTCGACTTCTGTGAAGTCAACACCACGATGTTCGCCTTCATGACGAGCGCACGCGAGCTGACGTCCAACGCGGCCGGGGTCACCGGCCAGGGCTTCGTGTTCGGTGAGGGCCAGCCGACCAACCGCTACAGCCTGGAGGTGTGGCAGAAGGTCGCCGGGTCCGGCGCCTGTGACCCCTCCGGCGTGCAGCGCTACATCTACAACGCCTTCCCGAACGTGGGCGCGAGCAAGATCGGCTCGTACACGATCGAGAACGGCCGGTCCACCTTCCAGGTGATGAGCGAGACCCGGGGCGCGAGCGCCACCGCCGTGACCGGCTGGCTCAACGGGCCCGGCTCCGGCACCAGCTGGCTCCCCACGAACGAGAACGCCACAGCGCTCGATCACTGGCTCTTCGCCGTGACCACGACCGCGCCCCCGTCCCCGGCCTGCAACCCGACCACGGTCACCTGATGGCTGCGGTCCTGCTGGAGCTTCCGCCGACGCACTGGGTCTGCCCCAACTGCCCGGCTCAAGCTGTCACGCCCGGGACCGTTCCGAACCGCTTCCACGCGTGTCCGGCCCTGGCCGGAGTGCTCGCGCCGATGGTCCCCGCCGGGACTGCGGCGCGAGTGCGCGCCGTGGAGCGGGAGGACTACATCGGCACCCAGGAGGTCCCGGTGGACGCCAACGGCCGCCCGGTCATGTCGGTCATCACGGAGCGGCCCGACGGCAGCAACGACACCATCGCCTTCGCGCCGACGGCGCGCCTGCGGATCGAGGGGTGAGTCATGGCATGGGCTGACAGCCGGATCTTCCAGGAGTGGGTCAAGAACCCCCTCCTCAACGGCAGCGGCGGCACGCCCCCGACCGGGTACTCCGGCTTCCTGACCAACGTCATGAAGTGCGCCCTGTTCGCCTCCGGCATCACGCCGGACCGCAACGCGGCGCTCGCCTCCACCGGCTACAACACCGGCGTCTGGACCACGGGCAACGAGAAGACCGGCTCGTCCGAGTGGGTGGCGGGCGGCCGGACCCTGGCCTCCAAGACCAACGTCGCGAGCACCGGCACGGTGACCCTGGACGCGGCCGACCTGACCGGCTCCGCCTCGATCACCATGTCCTCCGTGGAGGGCTGCCTGATCTACGACGACGACATCACGGCGGGCACGGTGGCCGACCAGGGCATGTGCTTCCTGTGGTTCGGCGGCGCGCAGTCGGTCACGGCCGGAACCTTCTCCGTCGTGTTCAACGCGTCCGGCATCATGACCGTGACGGTCTGAGGAGGCAGCCATGGCACGCACTCTCTACGTGGCTCCGGTCCCGCCGCTGAACATCACGGCCGGTACGGCGTACAACACCTCGACCACGCTGACCGACGTGAGCCCCGCTCCGCAGATCATCCTTCCGGCGAACCAGCTGGACAACGGGATGGTCATCCGGCTCCGGACGTTCGGGACGTTCTCCAACACCGCCACCCCGACCCTGCTGCTCGGGTTCTACTACGGCGGCGTGGCCGGTACGGCGCTGGCCGCGACCTCCGCCATCACCACCACCACGGCCGCCACCAACTGGCAGTGGAGCATGGAGTGGGAAGGCCGGGTGCGGTCGACCGGCACCGCCGGAACGATCCTCGGTGCAGGCTGGATCGACCTCGCGACCTCGCTCACGGCGGTCACGCACCGGCCGATCCCCGAGACGGCGCTCGCCACCACCACCATCGACACCACCACGGCCAAGAGCCTGACGGTCGGTGCGCAGTGGGGCACCAACTCCGCCTCGAACACCCTGACCTGCCATCACTTCAGCGTCGAACTGATCGGCTGAGCCCAGGAGGCTGACGACCCGGAGGTGATGGGCCCGTGGCGCTCATCCCCGGGAACCTGCTCAGCGAGAACAACCAGTCCGTAGAGACTTCCGTCGGGGGATGGGCCTCGTTCTCGTCCGTGTCCTCCGGCGTGGTCCAGTCGGGGACGCAGTTCCTTGAGGGCACCAAGTCCGTCCAGTCCACGGCCAACGCCGGGACGGCGGGCGCCCTCGGCGGCCTGGTGACGACGGTCGACCTGCCGGTGGTCAAGGCCGGGATCTCGTACGTGTGGTCGTACTTCGTCTTCAGCCCCAAGAAGGCGATCTTCAACGCGAACCTGGACTTCTACCAGGCCAACAACACGACCTTCGTCTCCTCGGTGAACAGCCCGGGGCAGGAAGTCCCCGTCAACACCTGGACGCGGATCACCGGCGGAGGCGTGGCTCCGGCGCTGTCCGGCGTGGCGCGGCTGTACCTCCAGGTCACCAGCGGGCTGGCCAACCTGGACGTCGTGTTCTTTGACGTGATGTTCTTCGGCTCGCCGCTGGCAGCCGAGATCATCAGCCCGTTCCTGCCCGGTGGGGACCCGCAGATCTTCGCGCCCTGGAGCGGTGCGCCGGACGCCAGTCACGACGTCATCGTCAATGCGCAGACGGCCAGTGCACGGGCCCTTGTCCCGTCCACCCGGCCGTTCCTGCTGCTTGCCCTGAGCAGTGAGTCCGGCCCCGGCGCGACCGTCCAGACCTTCAACGACGCAGCCGTCCTGCCGCAGCTGTTCCAGCCGGACGACCTCACCGGCGGCATCGCTCCCTGGGGCGGCGCGCCGGACAGCACCGCCCCGGCGGCCACCACGGCCACGGCTGGTACCGCCACGGCGGCCGGGGCGGCCCTCGGCCCGACGGCCGGTCTCGGCTCACTCCCCGGCACCGGCGCCGGTACAGCGGCCGGGCAGACCCCCGGCACCGGCATCGTCACCCAGGGCACTGGCGCCGCAGCCGGTACAGGCGCCGTCGGCGCGCCGGTGCCTTCGCTGGGGTCCGTGCCGGGCAGCGCGGCGGGCACCGGCAGCGCCTCGGGACCGACCCCCGGTCTCGGAGCGCTGCCGGGTACGGGCACGGGCACCGGAGCGGCCCTGACGGCCTCCTCCGGAGTCGCGGCGCTCGGGACGGGCACAGCCACAGCCGCAGGTACCGCACAGCCTCCTGTGGCGGGTCTCGGGGCTCTCCCGGGTACGGGCACGGCGGCCGGAGCGGCGCTGGCGCCGACCCCCGGGCTCGGTGCCCTGCCCGGCACGGCTCCCGCCACGGGTGCGGCCCTGACGGCTTCGGACGTCGCGGTGGACGGGCCGGTGGCCCAGCTGACTCAGCTGTTCATGCCGGACGACCTGACGGGCGGCATGGCTCCCTGGGGCGGAGCCGAGGTCGGGATCATCACCGGGGACGCTGCGGTCAATGCCGGAGTGGCCACGGCGGTGGGGGCTGCTCTGGGGCCGGTGGCGGGGCTCGGGGCTCTGCCCGGTACGGCCACGGCGGCCGGTACAGCTCTCGGCCCGACGGCCGGACTTGGGGCTCAGGCGGGGAGCGCGACGGCGGCCGGTGCCGCGTCCGGTCCTATGGTCGCCGTCGCTGCCGGTCCCGGCAGGGCCCAGGCTACGACATCCGCGTTCACCGAGACACCCGGGCTCGGGGCTCTGCCGGGTACCGCCCCGGCCAACGGCACGGCCTACGGAGCGACCGGGCTGGGCTCCGGAACCGGCATGGCTGGGGTCGCTACGGCTACGGGTGCGGCCCTCCAGCCGGTGGCCGGGCTCGGCGCCGGGCCGGGTACGGCGGCCGGTACAGGCACCGGCCGGACGGCTTCGGCCGGGCTGGCCGTGCTCGGCACCGGGACGGCTCCGGCCGGGGCCACGGCACAGAACCCCTCAGCGGCCTTCTCCGGGACTGCGACGGCCGGGGTGGCCACGGGTACCGGGACGGCCCGCAGCGCCTCCACGGGCCTGGGTTCTGTGCCGGGAACCGCCAACTCTGCCGCGACCGCCCGTCAGCCGGTACCGGGTCTCTCCCTGAGGGCCGTCGGCGTGGCCACCATGACCGCCGTGGCGAACGACGTCACCCCCGTGGTCCCGCAGGTCCCGTTCGAGATCCAGGTGTCCGGCCGGGAGAGTCTGTCGGCCGTCTCCGGCCGGGAGTCGCCGGGGCCGGTCCGGGGCCGCGAGACGGCCGGGCAGACCGGCGCCCGGGAGCCGGTATCTTCTGTGTCAGGCAGCGAGCCTGCCACCGCCGTACAGGGTGAGGAGGCAGGTACCTGATGGCCAATCCGAAGGTGACGATCGGTCCCTACGTGATGGGGGAGAAGCCTGCTCCCCTGACGTACCAGTTCCTGGACAGCGCCGGTGCGCCGATCAACCTCACCGGCTGGACCGCCAAGTTCAGCTACCAGGAGCACGACGGCCCGGCCGTGACCGCCAATGCCGCGATCACCGACGGCCCCAACGGCAAGGCCACCTACACCTTCAGCGGTGCGGAGTTCTACTCGGCTGGCCGGTACCGGGCGCAGATGTGGGTCGGCAACACGGCCAACCGCTTCGCTTCCGTGGACATCGACTTCAACGTGGCGGTGTCCGTCGGGGCCGCCCCGAACATCTAGGGGCAGCCGTGGCCAACAGCAGCGTGCCGATCACCCCCGGGGCCGGGGCCAGCATCGACGCCCATCAGATCTCCTCCGGGGACCAGCAGCAGATCGTCCGGCAGGCGACGTCGGACACCGTCGACACCGCACCGGCCACGGCCTGGACCGTGAGCACGACCGCGAGCACCTCGCAGATCGCGGCCAACGAGAACCGTGTGGCCATGCTGATCTACAACGCCAGCAACGTCCGCGTCTACCTCCGGTTCGACGGCACGGCGCCCCTGATCGCCGGGACCAACGCTCACTGGTACCTGGATTCCGGCGACCGGTTCGAGGTCCCATTCGGGCTCTGCCAGCTGGCCGTCTCGGTCATCGCCGCGAGCGCCGGAGCGGGCACGCTCAACTTCACCCTCGGGACGGAGACCTGATGCCGGTCGCACCGGGGCCCGCGTACCAGACCCCCGACTTCTGGAACGTCTTCGGCCACAGCTACATGCAGTACGCCTTCGGCACCTACACCCAGAACGGCCGGGCCGACGCGCTGTTCTTCGCCGCCATGGACACCGAGGCGACCAACAAGCGCAACTGGGCCGTCAACGGCAGCCGGATCGTGATCGAGGGCGCGAGCACCGGAGGCTTCCGCCGGTTCTACAACGGGAGCAAGAAGCCTCAGCGCGGTGGGCCGTACACCTCCGACGGAGGCGCGGCCCTGCTCTGCTGGGGCATCAACGACCTCGGCCTGGTCGGCAACACGACCCAGATCAAGACCGCGTTCGCCCACGCACTGCGGACCTGCATCAGCCGCTGGCGCATGGCCGTGATCTACGAGAACGACTTCCAGGTCGGCACCCGGACGAGCTACGGCGCCGGGTTCGGGGCCGTGGCCGCCACCGGCTACACGAGCAACGACACGGCCCACTGGTGCACCAGCACCACGAACGCCAACTTCACCCTCACTCTCCCGGCCGACTACGCCGGGGAGGTCGTGAGCGTCAGCCTGGTGGGCGCAGGAGGTCTCGGCGGAGGCATCGTCACCTGGGGCGGCACGGCCGGGCAGTCCGGCACGACCAGCACCTCGGACATCCTGCCGTCGGCCGCCGTCAGCCACTGCCCGGTGACCAAGCGCTTCACCGGGCTCACCTCCGCCAACGCCGGGCAGACCATCACCGGCACGGTGAACACCCTGGACGCCGGTGGCGCGGTGATGCTCGATTACTGGGGGCTGGAGTCCAAGTACCCTCCGCCGATCATCGTCTGCAACGCAGCCCGGCTCCCAGCCGCCGGGTACACCGCCAACTACCCCAGCTGGGGTGGCAACGAGGCCAGCCGGGACCAGGACGTCCTGGATCTCAACGGCAACATCAACTCGGTGGTGGCGGAGTTCGACGGCATGGTCCAGGTGGCCGACATGGACTCCGTCGTGAGCAAGGACGCCACCCTGCTCGCGAGCGACAACCTGCACCCCAATGAGTACGGGGCCGCCGCGATCGTGGACGCGATCCAGGTTGCCCGTCGCAGGCTCACCCCCACCAGCACGAGCCAGACCCGCAACTTCAACGTCCCGGCTCCCCGGGCCGGGGGCGGCCGGTACCCCCGGCGCTCCGGCCTCTGGTACACCGCCGACCACACTCCGCCGACCGGCGTCACCGCGACCCTGGGCACCGCCGGGGACCTGTGGGCGATCCCCGTCCAGGTGACGGAGGCCCGCGAGTTCTGGAACCGTCTCGCGTTCGAGCTCTCCGGCACGGCGGGCGGTGCGGGCACGATCCGCTGGGGCATCTACGATGACGTCGCCTGGAGCGGGTACCCGGGAGAGATCATCTCCGAGCCCACGGCGGCCTCCGGCGCACTGTCCACCGGCACGGCCGCCGGGGCGGTCATGAGCCCGACGGCGGGCAACGGGTCGTTCCAGACGGTCATGGACCCGGGGCTCTACTGGCTCGGGTTCCTTGTCGTGACGGCCGGGACGACGGTGCCCATCCGCACCCTCCAGGGTCTCAACGGAGTCATGCAGAACACCTCCAACACGACGGGTGCGATCGGGGCCATGACGGCCGCCAACGCACCCAACGGATGGAAGGCCACCGGCGTGGCTACGAGCGCCATGCCCACCAGCTTCCCGTCGGGTGCCGTGGCCACCGGAAGTGCGCCCTACATCGGCTTCCAGGTCAACATCAACGCCACCAACTGATATACATGGACCGGTATACGCATACGGTTACCGAGCGTGTCATTTAACTAAATTACCGGTCCGTAGAGTAAGAAACTCCCGAGGTTCCCTTCTCCGGAACGAACAGAAGTTGCTGGCCCACTCGTAGAGGCCCACTTCTCCTAGGAATAGTGGCTGGTCAGACATGGTGCCCCTGTACCGCGTATGACACCCCTCCCGAGCCCATACCATGAGCTGCGTATAACTACCCGGGCGGGAGAGGACCATGAGCGCCGATTTCGGACCGTGCTCGGACTGGCCGATCTACTGGAACTGCGACGTCTCGGCCAACTCCCCGGCCCTGACCGGGTACGCCTCCAGCATGGCGACGCGCGTGCTGTGGGGGCTCTCCGGCCGCCGGTTCGGCACCTGCACCACCACCCTGCGGCCGTGCCGCCGGACGTGCTACGACAGCTTCCCGTGGGGCTGGAGCCAGTGGGACGACACCTCGTTCCCGGCCACGCCGTGGCCCGACTGGAGGTACTGGTTCCCGCTGTCCTGCGGTCAGTGCCTCACGGGCTGCTCGTGCTCGGACGTGTCCGAGGCTGTCCTCCCGTCCCCGGTGTCCTCCATCGTGTCCGTCAAGCTGGACGGGACACCCATGGCCACCGGCAGCTACCGGGTGGACAACAACCGGCTGCTGGTCCGCACGGACGGACAGAAGTGGCCCGTCTGCAACGACCTGTCCAAGGACGACTCACAGGTAGGGACATGGTCCGTCACCGCCTCGTACGGGGAGGACGTCCCGTCCTCCGGCCGGATGGCGATGGGAGAGCTCGCCTGCGAGATCATCCGGGCGGCCCTGGGCGAGGACTGCCGCCTGCCACCCGGCGTGCGCAACCTCACCCGCCAGGGCGTGAGCATCGACATCCCGGACTTCGGTGATCTGTTCAAGGACGGCCGGACCGGCCTCTACCTGGTGGACATGTTCCTGGCCGTGGAGAACCCGGACAGGCTCAAGTCCCGGGCCCGGGTGTACTCCGTGGACCGTCCCACCCAGCGGAGGACAAACACATGATCACCGGATCGGACCGCTGGTTTGTCCTCGGGGACAGCATCGTCGCCGCCGTGAGGACAGGACTGTCCGCGTCCGTGTCCCGGTACGGACAGGTCCCGGGGGAGATCGCCTGGGACGAGTGCTGTGAGGGACAGCTTGCCGTGTCCGTCCCCCGCATCTTCCGCAGTGAGCTGTTCCCCGTCGAGACGGAGGGACCTGTCGGCGCCCGGTGCCAGGCCCCGTACGAGGTGGCCGAGTTCACCGTGTCCGTCCTGCGGTGCGCGCCGCAGCCGGAGGGACAGGCCACGTCCCCGGCGCCGGATGCGCTGGACACGGCGGCCGGGCTGCTGCTCCAGGACATGGCCGAGACGATGCAGTCGGTCATGTATCTGCTGTGCCAGCTGAAGGACGCCGACTCGATCAGCGACTACATGGTCACTCCGGCGGAGGCCGCCGGGCCGGAGGGTGCCTGCGTCGGCCTGGTGCTCCGGGTCATGATCTCCCTGGAGATCTGATGCCTGCCGCCAACATCCGCTACGTGCCCAACCCGGCCGCCCCGGCTCAGCTGGAGCAGGCCGCCATGAACCTGCTCATCAAGAAGGCGCGCGCCGTCCAGCGGGAAGCCCGCCGGATGGCTCCCGGCCGGATGGGCCGGAAGGTGAACGCGGTCATCGTCGGCAAGCACGTCCGCGTCGAGTCCACCCACCCGGCCACGCTCTACGTCATCAAGGGCACCCGGCCGCACGTCATCCGGCCCCGGGTCCGCAAGTCCCTCAAGTTCAAGATCGGCGGCCGGACCGTGTTCGCCCGCGTGGTCCACCACCCGGGGACGAAGAAGAACGACTTCCTGACGAAGGCTCTGCGTGAGGTGGCCGCGCGCCGGTAGCGAGCGATCATGCCCTGGGGCCGCCCTATGCTTCGGCCATGCCCGAGATCAAGGACTTCACCAAGAAACGCAAGCCACTCCAGTTCAAGGTCGACGACGATCTGTTCGACGCCGTCCCCACCATCCCGGCCGACACGATGATCGAGTTTGCCGAGTCGATGTCCTCGGCCGACCCGACCAAGATGACTCCGGCGGAGATGGTCGGCGCGCTCCGGCGCGTCATCGAGATGGTGCTCATGCCGGAGTCGCTGGCCCGCTTCAAGGCCAGGATGAAGAACCAGGCCAACCCCATCGACATGGAGCAGCTGGACGAGGTCGTCACCTGGCTGTTCGAGGAGTACGGCATGCGCCCTACGCAAGAGCTTCCCAGCTCCTTGGCTGGGGGCTCTCCCGTGGTACCTGGCATTACCTCGACGGCGACGCTTCCGGACGTGGTGTCGATCTCCGCAGCCTCCCCCTCGACCGTTTCCTGAACTACCTCTACGTGGCCCGGCTCCAGGCGGAGCCGACTGCGGAGAACGATCCCCCGGGGGCCGCCCAGCAGAGGGTGGACCAGGAGCTCGGGGTCAGGGAGTGGTGGACACCGATGGACCGGCGACGGCCGGAGCACAGCGGTCCCCGGGTCACCGAGGACGGCCTGAAGGTCCCGGCCTGGTGGACCGACGACGAGACCGAGAGCCAGCAGATGCTGGCAGCGCAGGGAGTGGACCTGAATGCCTAGCATCCTCGTGGCCACGGGCTTCGTCCGCATCGACGCGGACACGAAGCCCGCCATGAAGGCGCTCAAGGGGTTCGGCGGCATCGCAGGCAACCTGCTCTCGGTCGCCATGATGCCTGCGGCGACGGCCCTCACCGCAGCCCTGGGAGGCATCACGGCCGCCACCGCGACGGCGGGGGCGGCCCTGGGTGTGTACGGGGTCGCGGTCAAGCAGCAGTTCAGCCAGGTCCAGGAGGCGATGCAGAAGCAGAAGACCGCCGAGGACGCCGCCACCAAGGCCACCAACGCGCGCTCCATCGCTCAGGACCTCGCCAAGCAGAACGGCTACGAGTACGGCAAGCAGGTCCAGATCACGGCCGGGATGACCGACCAGGCCAAGCAGCGCGCACAGGCGTACAACTCGGCTCTGGCCACGGCCACCTCCGCCACCAAGGCCGCCAAGCAGTCCCAGGAGCAGTACAAGACGACCCTGGGCGGAATGCCCAAGCCCACCCAGCAGCTGACCACGGCGCTCCAGAAGCTGAAGGACGACACCAAGGCATGGTCGGACTCCCTGGCCGGGAGCACCATGCCCGTCTTCACCAAGGGCATCCAGTTCCTCGACAAGCTGCTGCCCAAGCTGTCGCCCATCGTCCGGCTCGTGGCCCACGACATCGACGACTTCGTGTCCAGCCTGGGGGAGGGCCAGGCCGGGAAGGTCTTCACGGAGTTCGGCCACAACGTCCAGAAGTTCTCCGGCGGCACGCTCAAGGGCCTGCTCGGGACGTTCAAGAACATCACGGTCGGCATCGTCGGCATCCTGAACGCCTTCACCCCGATGTCCGTGGGCGTGTCCGGCGGACTGGAGAAGATCACCGCCGGGTTCGCCAACTGGGGTGCCACCCTCGGCAAGTCCGGCGGGTTCAAGTCCTTCACCGACATCGCCAAGGACACCGGCCCCAAGCTCACCCACCTGCTGTCCGTGCTGGCGGACGCGCTCGTCAAGGTCGCGTCGGCGGCCGGGCCGCTGTCCGGTGTCGGCATCACCCTGCTCACGATCTTCGCCAACATCGTGGACTCGATCCCGACGCCGGTGCTGCGGCTGCTGGTGCCCGCGATCCTCGCCGTCAACATCGCCCTGAAGCTGTACGCCATCTACACCGCTGCCGCCACGGCGGCCACCTGGCTGTTCGGCACGTCCATGGGCGCGTCCCGGGTGTCGATGTTCTTCCTTCGCATCGGGATGGCCTCGTACATCGTGTGGTCCAAGATCCTCACGGCGGCCACCTGGCTCTCCACGATCGCGATGCGCGCCTTCGGCCTTGCCATGGCCGTGGCCACCTCGCCGATCACGCTCATCATCCTCGGCCTGGTCGCGCTCGGCGCCGGGATCTACCTGCTCGCGACCAAGACCAAGTTCTTCCAGACGGCCTGGCAGTACACCTGGGACTTCATGAAGATGATCGGCCGGTGGTTCGCCGGGCCGTTCACCGACTTCTTCACCAAGACCATCCCGCACGCCTTCCAGTTCGTGCTCGACTGGGTCAAGGGGCACTGGCCCTGGCTGCTGGGCGCACTGGGCGGGCCGATCGGCCTGGCCGTGGTCGTGATCATCAAGCACTGGGACGCGATCAAGGCCGGGATGAAGACGGCCTGGGACTGGATTCTCAAGAACATCGTCCACCCCATCACCAACTTCTTCTCGGTCACGATCCCGAACGCGGCCAAGACCGTCCGGGACAAGGTCGTCGGCTGGTGGAACAGCATGGTGGCCGGGCTGAAGATCGCCTGGGACTGGATCGACAAGCACCTCGTGCGTCCCAACATCGTCGCGTTCACCCAGACGATCCCCAACGCGGCCAAGACCCTCAAGGACAAGGTCGTCGGCTTCTGGGACTCCATGAAGGGCGGCGTGGGCACGGTCTTCAACGGGATCAAGTCGCACACGTTCACGCCCCTGAGCGACTACTTCACCAAGACCATCCCCCGGGCCGCGAGCACCATGAAGGACAAGGTCAAGCAGTTCTTCCGGGAGATGCGCGACGGGATCGGCACCATCTGGAACGGCGTCAAGGACAAGGCCAAGGAGCCGATCAACTGGGTGCTGGACCACGTGTGGAACCGTGGGATCGTGAGCGTCTGGGGGAAGATCGCCGGGTGGGTCGGCGTCAAGAACACCCTCGGCAAGGTGAAGCTGCTGGCCGCCGGTGGCACCGTCGGGCACCAGCCGGTCGGCATGTTCAACCGGCCGACCGCGATCGTCGGGGAGGGCAATCCGCAATACCCGGAGTACGTCATCCCCACCGACCCCAAGTACCGCAACCGGGGCCGGTCCCTGTGGCAGTCGGCCGGGACCCACTTCATGAAGGACGGCGGGATCATCGGGACGATCGGCTCCGTCGTCAAGGGCGTGGGCGGAGCGATCAGCGGAGCGGTCAAGGGGGCCCTCGACTTCTTCAGTGACCCGGTCGGCCTGGCCAAGAAGCTCTTCGCCGGGGTCACGAAGGGCATGGAGGTCATCGGGAACAGCTCCTTCGCCCAGGTCGCCAAGCGGCTCCCGGCCAAGGCCATCGACGCCCTCCTGGACAAGGTGAAGGGCTTCGGGAGCCAGATCCTCGGGGCCATCGGTCTCGGGGGCGGGGGCGGAGGCTCCGGCGTCCAGCGCTGGCTGCCTCAGGTTCAGATGGCGCTGCGGATGGTCGGCCAGGTACCGGCGCTCGCGGGCATCACCCTCCGGCGGATGAACCAGGAGTCCGGCGGCAACCCGACCATCGTCAACAAGTGGGACAGCAACTGGAAGGCCGGGCACCCCAGCGTCGGCCTGATGCAGGTGATCGGCCCGACCTTCCGGGCCTACGCCGGGAAGTTCAAGAACACCGGCCCGCAGCTGTACGGCGTGTCCGTGAACCCGCTGGCCAACATCTACGCCTCGATGCGCTACGCCCTGGCCGCGTACGGCTCACTGGCCCGCGCGTATGGCCGCCCCGGCGGCTACGCCAACGGCACCAACGGCACCGCCGGAGGCATGCACCTCTTCGGCGAGAACGGGCCGGAGATGGGCTACTCCCCGGCCGGGTGGCGCATCCTGAACGCGCGCCGGACGGCCGGGATGGGCGGGGGCGGACTGGTGATCCAGAACCTGGTGCTGGAGAATCACGGCGTGATCGGCTCGCAGCATGAGGTGGAGAACTGGCTGGTGGACTCCCTCACCGACCTGAAGCGGAAGGGCAGGCTGAACCTCTGACATGGCCATCGCCTTCCGCTCCATCGGCACCCGGGCCAAGGTAGACACCTCGGTCACGCCGGGGCCCGTCTCCGTGTCGCTCCCCGCCGGGCACGTCAGCGGCGACTTCCTGATCATGTTCGTCACCACGGACGACAACACCAACACCACGGCCGACCCCTCCGGCTGGACGCGGCTGTTCTACATCACCAACGGCTCCTCGGTGCAGACGCCGTACACCCCCCGGCTGCGGACCAAGTGCTACTACCGCATCGACAACGGCGCGCTCGGGGCCAGCGTCAGCCTCTCGTTCGACACCAGCTCCAGCTGGCCGACGGGCAAGCCCTCCGTGATCGCCTTCGTGATCGCGTACACCGGGGTCGACGTCACCGGGCCGATCGAGCGCTGGGACTTCGTCACCACCACGAGCACGGCCACCGCACAGGCCCACCCGCAGGAGACGACCTCGGTCACCGGCGACTGGCTGCTCAGCTTCCGGGCCTGCTCCACGGACTCCCCCGGTGCCACCTACACCAACTCCGTCGGCACGGACGCGGAGCGCCAGGACGACATCGACACGATCAACGAGCTCAGCTGCGCCACGTACGACTCCAACGCGTCCCTCACGGCCGGTCTCCAGACCCAGCGCACCACCACCGCCAGCCGGGCCGCCACGTACGGCGGTCTTGCCGTCTCGGTGGTGCTGAAGGTCGCCTCAGCCGTGAACGCGGCCGTCGCCATCGCCGGTACGGCCGCCGCGACCGCCGTGGCCCGTAACGCGAGCGTCGTGACGGTGAACGGCCCGTGGGCCCTGTGCACCTCGGTGCCTGACTATGAGTTCGCCATCGACTGGGCGAACAACGGCAGCTTCACCGACCCCGGGGACGAGATCACCAACGACATCGTCACCCAGACGACCACGACCTACGGCCGGGACCAGGAGCGTCAGCTGAGCCCCGGCTCGATCGGGAACGCGGCCCTCAGCGTCAACAACAGCACCCGCAAATACTCCCCCGAGTACGTCAGCTCTCCCCTGTTCGGGAACCTGGACCCCGCCCGTCCGGCCCGCTTCCAGGTCACCTGGGCAGGGAACACCTACCCCCTGTTCCGGGGGAGGATCGACGACTTCAACGTCAAGGTCGACCGGGACGACCGCACGGTGGACTTCACCTTCCTGGACGGGCTGAGCCTGCTCCAGGGCGTGAAGCTGTCCACGGCCGTCTACACCTCGCAGCGCACCGGCGACGTGATCAACACGATCCTCGACCTCGCCGGGTGGACCGGCACCCGCGACATCGACGACGGCGCGACGATCATCAGCTTCTGGTGGGCGGAAGGCGCCGACGCCCTGACCGCCATCCAGGACATCGTCAAGTCCGAGGGACCCCCGGCAGTCGCGTACGTCGGGCCGGACGGGACGTTCATCTTCCGCGACCGGCACCACCGGCTGCTGCGGACGCAGTCATCCTCCGTGCAGGCGACCTACACCGCCTCCGCCATGGACTGCACCGCTAGCCCCGCCGCGACCGGCTTCAACTTCACCAAGCCCTTCGTCTACTCCCACGGGTGGAGGGACATCGTCAACTCGGTCTCGTTCGACGTGAACGAGAGGGCCGTGGACCCCGCCCTGACGGCCGTCTGGACCTCGGACAGCACCTACTCCCTCGGCATCGGGGAGAGCCTGGAGCTGTCCGTCTCCGGCTCCGACCCGTTCACCGGAGCGGTGACCCCGGTGGCCGGGACGGACTACACCCTCACCGGCGCCGGGACAGTGAACGTCGTGCTGGACAGGACGTCCGGCGCCAGCGCGAAGATCTCCATCCTCGCCATTGGCGGAGCCGTGGTGCTCACCGGCCTCCAGCTGCGGGCGCACGCCATCCCCGTGATGCGCGCGCTCAAGGTCACCCGGACGGACTCCGGCTCGATCTCCGCCCACGGGGAACGCGCCTACCCCGACCAGGCTCCCTGGGCCAACGTGCAGGACGCGATCGCCATCGCGAACATGATCCTTCTCCACTACGCCAACCGGCGTCCCACCGTCCAGCTCCGCGTCGTCACCAGCGACCCGACGCACTTCATCCAGGTCCTCAGCCGGACGATCAGCGACCGCATCCACATCAAGAACGACGAGATGGGGCTCGACGATGATTTCTTCGTGGAGCGGGTGACGCATACGATCACCCGTCGGAACATGGTCGGCCGGGCCCCCGTGCACGCCGTGGTCCTCGGCTGCGAGAAGCAGCTGGACACGACCTCGAACCCCTTCCGGTTCGACGTGCGCGGCGCCGGGTTCGACCAGGGCGTGTTCGACCCCATCCAGTCCGACGACTCCACCACGGTGTTCGTCTTCGATCATCCGACCCAGGGCCAGTTCGACTACGGCCAGTTCGGGACGTGAGGGAGCCATGTACGAGGTAGAGACCCCGCCGGAGCCTGTGGCCCGTGCGTACGTCTACAACGGGGACTGGGTGGCGGACTGTCCCCGGCCCGGCCTGGAGCCCGGCAAGGCGGGCTGCGGCAATGTGGAGTTCCTGTTCACCCCGAGCCGGATGAACGGCCCGCGCGACACGGAGCGGACGTTCTACCTGTGCTCGTACTGCGGCATGCAGGGGCACATCGCCTGGCCCCGGCGCCGGGAGGAGATCATGATGGCGCTCATGGTCCGGCCGGTGCCGAGCAACCGCAACTGGTACCCGGCCGACCACCCGGTGGCCGTCAACTTCCGCATACCGCACGGGCAGACCGTGGCGGAGCTGCTGGAGGAGAACGAGGCACACGGCGTCAGCAACGAACCCGTGAGGGGGCTGCGATGACCTGGTCCGCACCGATGACGGCGGTGGCCGGGGCGACCTTCACCGCCAGCCAGTTCAACCAGTACGTCCGGGACAACCTCAACGAGACCGCCCCGGCCAAGGCCACCACGGCCAGCCAGCTCTTCGTATCCACGGCCGCGAACGCCATCGCCACCCGGGTCCCGAGCCAGGCGTCCATCCTGACCTCGGAGGCAACCGCCTCCACCAGCTACACCGACCTCGCGACCCCGGGCCCGGCCGTCACCGTGACCTGCGGGACGATCGCGATCGTCTCCTTCGCCGCGAGCATGTCGAACAGCGGCGCCAACCAGGCCGACCTCGTGTCCGTGGCCGTGTCCGGCGTGAGCTCGGTCGCAGCCTCGGACAACTGGTCCATCGTGGCGGACGGGCTGGGCGCCGGACAGGCCATCCGGGTCGGCATGACGCACTTCTTCACCGGCCTGACCGGGGGCTCCAACACCTTCACCATGAAGTACCGGGCCGGGTCCGGCACGTCCACCTTCCTTCAGCGCGAGCTGTCGGTCATCCCCCTGTAAGGAGGCCCCGTGGCCAGCGTCAAGCAGTACACGATCAAGATCTGGCAGGCACAGAAGAAGATCGCCGCCGCGCTCGGGACCGACATCACCACCGGGGGTGTCGCCGACCGGGCCCGCGCAATCAGCTCGGACGCCGTGCTCGCCATCCTGATCAAGACCCTGACGGACGCCGGGGTCATCACCGACGCACAGCTGAACGCGGCCCTGCTCGCGGCCAGCCAGCTCAGCATCCCGCCCCTCCCGCCGGAGGTCGTCGTCACCAGTGACGACCCCCCGGCTCCGGACCCCGACCTCGGAGTGTGACCCATGGCCTGGACAGCGCCGATGACCGCTGTGGCAGGCAGCGTGTTCACCGCTGCCCAGTTCAACACCTTCCTGCGGGACAACCTGGCGGAGACCGCCCCGGCCAAGGCCACCACCCCGGGCAGCTACTTCACCACCTCCGCCACGAACCAGATCACCGAGCGGGTGGCGGTGCAGGCGGCCGTCAACACGAGTGAGAGCACCACCTCGACCTCCTTCACCGACCTGACGACCACGGGCCCGACCGTGACGACGAACACGGGCAACCAGGTGATCGTCTTCTTTGCGGCGGAGGTCACCAACAACACAGCGAGCCAGGCGGGCCGGGTCGCGGTCGACGTCTCCGGCTCCACCACCATCGCGCCGGACGGCAACAAGGTCCTGCGACTGGAGAGCTCGGGCACGGCGGAGTTCCAGCGGGCCTCCGTCATCCACCTGATCACCGGGCTGACACCCGGGTCGAACACCTTCAAACTGATGTACGCGACCGTCGGCGCGAGCACCGCGTCGTTCAACCAGCGCAGCATCACCGTCCTGCCGATGTGAGGAGGCGACATGGACTGGACCACGATCCTCACCCCGAGCCTGGGGGCCGCCGGGCTGCTGTCGGCAGTGGTGATCATGATCCTGACGGGGAAGCTGCTCCCCAGGGCATCCGTCGTGGAGAGGCTGGCCGACAAGGACCGGCAGATCGCCATCTGGCACGATGCGTACACCGAAGCCATCAAGGTCCAGAACGTCCAGCGTGAGCACATCTCGGAGCTGCTGGAGGCCACCCGGACCACCACCCACGTCATTCAGGCGCTCCCCCGGGCGGCTGAACTCAACGGAGGGAACGCCCGTGCTGCACTGGCTGAAGAGGAGGCATAAGCCGGACCCCGACTGCTCCGCCGGGCAGCTGGAGGCCGAGCAGGCCCTGGCCCGGGAGAGCCAGAAGCTCGCGAAGGCCCACACCGAGACATCTGCGATCCTTGAGGCCGCCGGGGCGCTGAAGGACCTCGGCACCCAGAACGATTTCGCCGCCAGGATCAAGCACGCTCTCGGGGGGTGACCCATGGATACGTTCCGCCTGCTGTACCTGCTCTTCGGCTCGTTCGTCTGCCTGTCCGGCCTGACGATGATCGGGTTCTACACCGCGTCCTTCCCCTGGTGGAGGGACACGGTCGGCCGGATGATGGTCATCTACGCAGCGACGGAGGTGGCCATGTCTTCTGTCCTGCTGCTGGCCGTGGTGGTGAGGGTCGGTCCGCACTGGTTCCGGGGACTGTGGTTCATCCTCCAGATCATCGTCGGGGTCTGCTTCACCTACCAGACCCTGGTGATCTACCGGCTGCGGAAGAACCGGGTCAGCCTGACCAAGGAGCGTGAGCGTGCATGAGCGTGTCCTCGGTGGCCCGCGCGCTGACCAACTGCGCCCTGACCTCCCACTGGGAAGTCGGCATGTGCGGTCAGTTCTGCGCCGCCATGTACGGGTACAACGCCTCCGGCTACAGGGACGCATTGACGCAGTGGAAGATGATCCCGTCCGGGCTCAAGTTCCCCGGCCGGACGGATGCCCCGCCGGGTGCCCTGCTCTTCTGGAGCGGCGGAAGCGCGGGGCACGGTCACGTGGCGATCGCCGACGGGCTCGGCTCCTGCTTCTCGATCGACATCGCCGGGCCGGGGACGGTCAGCCTGGCGCCGGTGCGCCTGATCAATCAGCTTTGGGGCCTGCCCTACCTGGGGTGGTCGGTTCCGTACTTCCAGGGAGCACAGTGGAACATGGCAGGCATCTACGGCACCGACGTCAGCATGTACCAGCCGATCAACTTCGCCCTGACCCTCCCGGGTGACGGCAAGCCGGTCGACTTCGCGTTCATCAAGGTCACCGAGGGCTCGGCCTGGACCAGCACCCGCTGGACCGGCCAGCGCCAGTGGGCCAAGGACCACGACCTCGTCACGGGGTTCTACCACTTCGCCCGGCCGGGGAACATGCAGGCGCAGGTCGACCGCTTCCTCGGTCTGGTGCAGCCGGAGCCGGGGGACCTGCTCGCGTTCGACTGGGAGGACGCCGGGGTCACCGGCGCACAGAAGGACGCGGCCCTGCGGTACATGCAGGCACAGGCGCCGGGCAACAAGTCCCTGCTCTACTGCAACACTGACTTCTGGAAGAACCGGGACACCACCTCGTTCGCCGGGGACGGTCTGTGGATCGCCACTGGGGGTTACCCGGCCGGGAGCCCGCCGGTGGCCAGCACCTGGCTGCTGCACCAGTACTCCACGGCCGGGGACTACGATCACGACCTGGCACAGTTCAGCTCACGGGACGCCATGCGCTCCTGGGCAGGAGGAGACACCATGGCCCTGACGGCCGAAGACAAGAAGTGGTTCACCGACACGATCAACGCGCGGGTCGCGGCCGTGGTCAAGGCTGAGGCGTACGGCGCAGTGTTCAACGCCGACAAGGTCCGGTCTCCCGACGACGCCCCGTCCAACCCCACCTGGGCGGCTGCGAGCTACCTGCGGGAGGGTTACCTCCGGCTGCTGGAGATCAAGGCTCAGGCAGCCGCTGTCGGCTCCGGCCTGACGGCCGCGAACGGCTCGATCGGGGCGGCCAACGCGAAGCTGGACGCCGTCGCTCAGACGCTCGCGGCCCTGGACCTGAGCCAGCTCCCGGCGGAGATCGCCGCCAAGCTGGAGTCCCTGAAGATCACCATCACGGAAGGCACAGCATGAGCGCCATCGGACAGATCACCGGTCTGGTAGAGGCCAAGGTGCGGGAGGTGCTGGGCGACCTGCTCGGCCACAACAAGAAGCAGGACGCCCGGCTGGACGCCGTCGAGAAGCGGCTGGACGCCCTGGAGGCCAAGCCCGCCCCGGCGACCGCTGCCAAGGCCGCCCCGGCCAAGACCACCGCGACCGCCCACCGCACCACCAAGTGAGCCCAGCCGACCAGAGGACCCGGAATGAAGATCAAGATCTACCCGGCGGACACGACCGGCTGCGGGCACTTCCGCCTGATCTGGCAGGCGGAGGCACTGCGCGCGGCCGGGCTGCCCACCGGCATTGAGGTGGAGGTCTTCCCGCCGACGGAGCGCGACCTCAAGATGCGCATCGACCAGGAGCGGGTCGTCGAGGTCCTCGACGTCGAGCCGGACGCCGTCTACGTGTTCCAGCGGCTCACCCACTCCTGGATGGCACAGGCGGTCCCGCTGCTCCGGGCGGCCGGGGCGGCCGTCGTGGTGGACGTGGACGACGACCTCGGCTCGATCCACCCGCGCAACCCGGCCTACGAGGCGATGCACCCGCGCTATGTCGGCCAGCGGGACCCGCAGACCCGGGAGGTCCGGCGGCACAGCTGGCGCCATCTGTCGGCCGCCTGCCGCGACGCGACGCTCGTGACCGTGAGCACCCCGGCGCTGCTGCCCCGGTACGCGGGCCACGGCCGGGGGCAGGTGCTGTTCAACTACCTGCCGGAGCTCTACTACGGTGTGCCCCACGAGGACAGCGACATCATCGGCTGGCCCGCGTCCCTGCACTCCCACCCCGACGACCCGTCGGCGCTCGGTGGGGCCGTCGCGAGGCTCAGCGGCCCGCTCGGGAGCTTTCGGGTCATGGGTGACCCGGTTGGTGTCGGAGCCGCGTTCGGGCTCTCAGAGGACCCTCCAGGACGTTCCGGCATCGACGTGGCCGAATGGCCTGCGGCAGTCGCGGAGCTCGGCATCGGGATCGCGCCGCTGGCGGACACGAGGTTCAACGCCTGCAAGTCGTGGCTCAAGCCTCTGGAGATGAGCGCGCTCGGGGTGCCGTGGGTCGCGAGCCCCCGGGCGGAGTACGAGCGGCTGCACCGGCGGGGGGCCGGGGCACTGGCCGACACCCCCCGCCGGTGGCACAAAGAAATGGCCCTCCTCCGCTCGTCCCAGGCCCTGAGGCTGGAGCGGGCGGAGGAGGGCCGGTCGGTCGCGGACGGGCTGCGGCTGAGAGATCACGCGTGGCGTTGGCTGGAAGCCTGGAGCCGGGCGTGGGATCTTCAGACCAGGAGCGCCGGGTCCTCGGCCGACACCGTCAGCACATCGCACTGACGGAGAATCTCAGCGACCCTGGCCTCCAGTGCCTCGCACTGTCGGACCAGGGTCGCTTCGGTGTACGTGCTGTAGTTGTGCTCGCGGATCTCCCGGCGCTTGTGCGTCAGGTCGGCCGCGAGCCGGTTGGCGTGCTGGATCAGCTCGGTGACGGTCATCCGGCTGCCTCCTCAGGCAGACGGGGCCCGGAGGTCGATGCCCAGGACAGACCACACCCCTGGCAGATCTCATGGCCCTCGGCGGTTTTCACGAGAGCCTTGCTCCGGCAGACGGGGCACCGGACGCGGTTGCGGGCGTAGCTGAGCAGCCTTCGCTCAGCGGTCCCGGTGCCGCCCCAGTAACCCGTGGCCCGGTAGAGCAGGGCATAGGCGAGACACTCCGTCCGGACGGGGCAGGTGTAGCACCACGTTCCCCGGACGTACTCCAGATCATCAGGGTCTTCCACGTCGGGCGTGAAGTTGAACTGCGCGCCCTTGCAGCTGGACTCTTCCATCCAGCCGACCTCCGAGGCGTAGAAGCTGTCCGACGTCACCTCGGCCTCCTTGATGGATTTGGTTTAACTGTCCATCGACGAACGCCAGAAGTCACTACGACGAAGGCCGTACCAACGGCCAGTTTCCTGGCGCCGGTACGGCCTCGTGTGCGGGGGCCTACGGGTGAGCCCGGGTCCAGCCGTGGACCTGCTCGATCAGCTCGTCCTGAGCCTCGAACGCCCGGTAGCGCATGCTGTCCGAGCCGGGGTGGCCGTAGTCGTGCGGGTCGAACGGGAGTGCCCTCGGCTCCGGGTGGGGGAGGGACGAGTGACCGCTCCACCCGGCCCGGACGACGGGGTTCCACCCGGCGTCCTGAAGGGCACGGGCGGCCTCCAGCCGGTCCTCCGGCTCCCGGGACGCCGGGTAGGCGCCGTCCATTCCTCCCCGGCGCAGCCGCCGGGCCCGGCCCCACAGCTCGTCGTTCCGGGGGATCTCGACGACGGGCCGTCCACGTGCCGGTCGGAAGTCGACCCCCAGGGCCGCTGCCACGAGGTACTGGTGCTGGCCGGTGGTCGGGGAGTACCCGACGTCCGGCACGGTGGGCTCGCCCTCCGTGCTCCAGGCGATCAGGGTCTCGTAGCTGAAGACCCAGTAGTCGGCCGCCTCGGCCCCGACGGACTGTGCCGCCGGGAGCTTGCCGAAGAGCGTCGGCGCCTCGTTGGTCGCCCACAGGGACGGCTGGCCGGTGCCCCGCAGCCGGAACGGCTTCTGCTGCTGGATCAGCTCGTACGCCTCGTCCAGTGTGCGTGCGATCTTCCTCATGATCCGATCACCCTCTCCCGCAGGATGCGGGCCGTCTCCATCAGGTCCAGGGAGTCGGCCTCGGTGCCCCGTGCCGCCTTGAGCCGGATGGCCGTGATGAGCTTCTTCTCCTTGGCGATGATC